TGTAGAATCCATCGTTTGCAGGAAACCTTGCATATCTCCGCGTCCTAGTGAAACAAAGGCATTCATTACATCTAATGTTTTGGTTAAGCCATCATGTAGCACATTGAATAACGGTTTAGCAAGAATCCCACTAAGAATTGAGAAGTCATCTTTCAAAGTGGACATCATACCATTCCATGTTGCACTTTGTTTATCCGCTGATCCTTTAACTGTATTAGCAATGTTGTTGAATGCTTTATCGTAAATATCTGATGTTATTTTACCCTGAGATGCCATCTGGCGAACCCCAGCAACGTTTGTATGAAGTTCTGCTGCAATCGCTTTGTATATAGGCACCCCTTGGTCTTGTAATATGTTCAAATCTTGCGTATAAGCTACTTGGGCTTGATCGACCTGGCTCATTTGTCTTACTAATTCTTTGGCATTGTCGGCAGTAATGTTAAATGCACCGGAAACGTCCGCCACCCTTGTTAATTGGTCGAATAGTTGTTTTCCGCTATATCCGGCATTACTTAAAAATTTCGCCATTTGGTCGACTCCTTCAGTATCGAATTGAGTCTTAGCTGCGAACGTGGCAATATCTTGGACCATTTGCTTCGCTTTCGTTGCACTTCCTAAAAGCGTGGTCCAAGCTACTTGTGAACTTTCCTGATATGCATTATACTGAATTCCAACTTTTGCAATCGCTCCACCCATAGCAACCACAGCCGCACCTGCCGCAGCTACAGCCGCTGCCGCAACTTTTCCCATAGTCCCTAATGTAGAACCAATAGAGCTTTGAGCACCGCGCACATCACCTTGCATTTGTTGTAATCCGCGTGTAAGTTGGGAACCGTCAAATCCGGCCCTAACCATCAAATTCGAGACAGCCCCTGCCATTTAACCACCTCCTTCAAATGCAAAAAACACTATCTATTTAGATAGTGTTAAAATCAATTTCCATTTGTTTTTCTACTTTGGAATGTTTTGATAAATTACACGTTCTACATAATATTTGAAGATTGGAAGGTTCACTATGACCACCTTTTGAAATAGGGATAATGTGGTCGATATGAGCTTTATCAGGTGTATTCCAATCACCCGTAGTTCTGTCATGAACTTTACAACCACAATTTTGACAAGTCCAATTGTCTCTATTCAATATTTCTTTACGCTTAATACCGTAAAAGCGAACGTGATTTTTATAAGAACGGCGTTTCAAGTTATATTGGAAATGTTTTTCTCTCCCATTCTCCGAATAGTACCATTCTTTACGTGATTGCTTTAACTTTTCTTTATTTCGACTGTAATAATCTCTTGATTGGCGTTTTACTTTTTCTTTGTGTTCTGTTCGATATTTTTTAGCATATGCTAAAAATCTTTCTTTGTTTTCTTCATAATTCACTTTGATTTTTTCGCCAATAGATTCTTTATTTTCTTTATAATGCATTCTCTTGCGTTTCTTGATTTCATCAGCATTATTTTTATGGTATTCACGAAATTGTTGTTTGTAAAAATCTGCATTTTCGTGATATCTTTGTCTGCCCTTTTCCAGAACTTTTTCTCTATTTCTTTCGCGATATTGTTTAGCGCGTTTCTTATCGCATTCCTTGCATATCCTGTGGTGACCATCTGAACTACTTTTCATTTTACTAAACTCTGTGATTTCTTTAAACTCACCACATTTATTGCATTTCTTTCCATCGAGTTTTATGGTATTATTCAATTATCAACATCTCCTTAATAGGTGTTGGTCTAGGTCTCGGATGTTAGCGCATCGCGAGGCTTTTTATTTACTTAATTATACCATATTTTTACTCCGCTTTTCCATCAAGAGCAGCATGAATCTGCATAACATTAGCAAGCATTTCCTCCGCGCTCATTGCTTTTGATTCTTCTTTTTTGCCAAGAACTTCTTTTAAAGTTGGCAGTTTTTCGATTCTGTGGAAGTATTCGCCCATCCATACAAGGGTTAATCGTTCCTCTTGTTCGAATTTCTGCTTTTCTTCGAATATTTCAGCATGAAGATTCAACTCGTATGGAGTCATTTCGTTATATTGTTCTATAGATAAACCCATACGGATAGCAGATTTCAATGATTCTTCCCAATAATTATCAAGAAAATCATCTTTTTCATTGCTATCCGCATTTAGTTTTTTTGTTCACCTTTAGCAGTACCAAAAGCTTTTTCAAATGACTCGTTTAATTTTTCCATGATTTCTTTGAAGGAATCGGCTTGATCTAATAAATCTTCCATATCCTCAAGATTTAGAGTTTCGTCATGCTCTTTAGCATCGGACAATAAGCCACAATAAAGAACTTTTTCCAAGTCCTCAAGTTGAAAATTGGACATATCCATTTTTGAAATATCCATATCAGTTAAAGTAGTTAATTTTTTCAATGCTTTATGTCCATAACGTAAGAATCTTGGTCTATCCAAATTGATAACAACTAAATCATTCTTTTTCATATTTGCCTCCTCAAATTAAAAAAGGCTAAGGAATCCCCTAGCCTTCAAGTTTTAATCATTAGCTTCCAGCGACAAGAGTAGGTGCTCCAGATACTTTCAAAGTAGCATCAAAAGTAATTGTTGCATCAACAGCCGCGCCTGTCTTGAATGATGTTACAATCGCATCAAATGTCCAACTTGCGCCTGTTGTACCGCCCACAGCAGGAGGGAATTGAATCGTATAGCTGTCTTTTGTACCCGCTTGTAAATCCGTTAATAATTGATCGTGTGAGGAATAATCAAAGAAGCCAGAAACACTCACATCGTCCACTTCCTTGAAGCCGTTAATAAATGTCTTATAACCGCCTGTTGTGTCGAGTGCTGTTGTGTCGATTGTATTAGCCTTAATAGAAAGGCCTTCGATTTTTGTTAAGAATGCAATAGCTGTTCCCGTTGTTTTCTTAATTGTTGTGCCTTGAGAACTGATAGGTCCTGGAGTTGCTGTCATTTAATAAACCCCCTTATATTCTTACTCTTATACTTATAACACAGAGATATTGGAATAATTGGTCAATGTATTGTTCTGTTACCCTTTCATAAGTAACGTCCTGTATCCATACACCGTCCACACCACCAATAACCCTGTCTTGAAATGAAATAACTTTTGAAATGACTTGTCGGGTAATATCTTTTAGCCCTGCATAACTGTCATTTAAAATATGAAGTTCGCAATCTACTTCTTTAGATCCGCGATATCCTTCTAAATACTTTTCTTGAATTCCTTCGCTTGATACATAGACAAGGTAAGGTGTTTTAACTCCCTCGATGGCAGTCAAAGGAAATACTTTATTAGCAAGATTGGTTATGCTATTAAGTTCATTCTTTAAAGCTTCTTCAAAGTTCATTAAAATCACCTCGCCTGTGAAAGAATCTTGTCTATTTCATTTTTAGCCACATCAACTATTTTTTGTTCTACCATGTGACCCGTTTGTTGAGCACTATTTTTCATATACTGCAAACCTACATGATAGCCGCCATTTTTATATTTCCATCCGAATTCCTGAGATACCGGGTAATATGATCTGTTTCCAGATTTGGAGATTTTGACAAGTTTTTGATTATAAGCCCGGTCAAAAGTAATCTCATATACTTTCTTCCCTGGATTATTCGCCTTTTCACCGACCAGTTTTAACGATGCCTTTAGCCATCCATCATAAACAGGAGCATCGGCTTTAGTTGCCGTTAAATCAATCTGAGCGCCTTGTCTAGCTGCTTTAGTAGCTACCTTCTGTGGAACTTTACCCAATTGGTCAATAAGTTGTTTGAGTTCGTTAAATCCCTCTATTTCTACACCACTCATTTGACCAACTCCTTGCAATACATCTGCAATTCGATGTTTCTCTCTTGGTAGTTGGCAACAGAGGTAATCATTAAATATCTACCATTAAGGACTATCCTCATGTCAGGTGTAATTCCTGGTACATACCGAATATGAACCCTGTGAGTGATTTCACTGTTAATCTCATTCGCCTTGAAAAACTCGCTCCCACTCAAAGGGAATACACCAGCACGAACATCAACAACATCTGTCCAATCCTCAGTAGTAGAACCATAAGTGTCCTCTCCAAATTGCCTTTGTTGTATGGTAACTGGCACACGATATTTTCCTGCATTAATTCGATATCTGCTCATAGGTAATTCACCGAATGAGAATCTAATATTTGCTTAATGACAAAGTTAAGCTTGGTATTGTCCACCACAAAAGCGCGATTATCATACATTTCATTCGATAGGACCATTAAAGCAATAGTTAAATCTTCATGATCGTCCACACTATCAGTAATATTGTTTGCAGGATCATCGATAAGTGGTAAACCTGTATAAGTAACAATAAATTGCTTACATGCTTCCAAAATGGTGATAAACATATTGTCATCTTCATCATGGTAGATGTTCGCATATTGTTTTAAATCGCTAATGGAGACATCACTTATTTTCATTGTCTTTCACACCCTTTTTCGGGGCTGTTTTGGCTTCTGAAATCAATCCAATTAACCCATTCTCAACCCAATTCTCAAAGGTATAGGTATCAAGTTCAATGCCGTATTCCACCCCTTTTTCAAAGGTTCCAAAGGCCGAATGGAAAGACTCTTTTGCTTTGAATTTCATTTAATCACCCCTTTAAAAAAGGAAAAGGGATGGAAAACCCACCCCTTAATCATTACTTACCAACGTATACAGCAACTTTTTGTGGTTCAACGATAGCTGAGTCACACTCAACTACTGCAACCACACCAACAGCATACTGGTCTGCAAAACGCTCGTTCAATACTTGCATTTGAACACCTTGAGTTAATTTAAGGTGAAGTCCTGAGAAGTCACCATAGAAAATTTCTTTAGCACTAACGCCCATAACTGGCATTTGGTCAGATACATATACAGGTTTACCAAGTAAACTAAATGGTGCATCCTGAGATAATGTATTACCCATGATTAGCATGTTATTTCCGGCACCGGCAGTTAACCCTTGGATGTAAGAAAGAGTTGTTGGGTGCATGATCCATGCGCAATTTCCTTGATAAACTTGAGGTACTTTCACTTGTAGATTGATTAACTCCTGTGGAGTGATAACCATAGTTGTTGCACCTGTAAGTGATTGAGTAGCATTAGCAAGACCGCCAAGTTTAGTCGCACCTGATCCAACAGAGCTATTTGCATTGTTTAATAGTTCTTTTTCTAAGAAATATGCAATTGCTTTTGCAATTTCATTAACGATGAAAGGAACAACGTCCACATCAGTTCGGTTAATAAGAGACTTAGAAATCAATGCAAGTGATGCAACGATTGTATTTCCCAATTTAATGCTTCCGAAGTTTGCAGATTGTGCCGTCATAGATGCAAGTTCAGTGTAATATCCAGCTGGTACATGTTGAGTGTAATCATAAGAAGGAATGATTAAATCTCCAGGTACATCCCAAATAGTAGCCTTAGAAAGAATTGGCGACATGTTTTTAACAGTGTCGATGATACGATTAGCGATTGTTTGTGGGATAACTACACCTTGACCGCTTGCAGATAATGCACGAGTGTCAACACCCTTAATGAAATCAACAAATGCGCGTTCTTCTTTAGTGATTACTTCTGCACGAACTTCTTCAGCAGAACGAGTTTCTGGAGCTTTGATTTCTTTCTTTTCAAGTCCACGTACTTCTTCTTCAAGTTTGGTAGACTCGTCAATTTTACGAATCTCTTCTTTAAGATCCGCAACCTTTTTCAATTCAGCATCATCAAAAGCGCGTTTTTCTTCTTTTGCTTTGTTTAGGATGCCGTCAAGCTCGTCAAGCATAGAATTTCTTTTTTCTAATAGTTCTTTCATTAAAAGAACCCCCTTTATTTTTTAACTAATAAATAATTTTCTAAATCAAAATAACCGGGATCATCTTTGACCTCGGCTTCTTCACGCTTTTCCTCTATCAAGTTAATAGTTTCAGCTTCGAAAGCATCAAAGCGTTGTTCTGTTATGACTTCTTCGCCATCCCTAGCTTCTATGCTTGTAGCAACATAAGCCGGAGTAACGGAAAGTATTGAGACTTCAAGTAAATCCATATCAGATACATAACGTCTTGAAATGTCCCCTTGTTCTTCCCATCTGTCCTCTCGTGCAATAAACCCGAAAGACCATCCACGCAATTCATTGTTTTTCGCCTTTTCTATCACTTCTTGATCGGTGACGGTACAAATTGCACGTAAACCGATAGTGTCCTCAAAAAGTGTCAAATTTCCTTCAGCAGTGGAACCAAGCTTCCTGTTTTCTGAATGGTTATAAAGAAGGTCAACATTATTTGTCTTGTCCAATGCTTTTTGGAATGTTCTTGGCTCAATTTGTTCAATGAATTTACCTTTAACAGAAGGTAAAACCCTAGAGTCTCTTGAAACGACATTTACATATCCGTCAAGTTTTACTGAATCATTTCTGATTTCCACTTTCATTTTGTTTTTCACCACCTTCCTTCGATGGTGAAACATCGTTATTTCCTGTCACTGGACTCTCGCCTATGACAGGTGCCGGATCTATAGGTTGTTCTCCCATTTTGACCAATTTATTGGTATTAGGAGTATAGATTTGTTGCGTATCCGGGCTGTAAAGCACATCCTGTAAGCCAAGCTTGATAAAGTCGAAGCCAAGAGGTTCAACATTCTCTTTTGCTCGTATTTCATCCACTTGGAATATGCCGTTTTTCACCGCTAAGTCATAAGCCTGGAAACGTTTGAGAATATCGCCTTTTACAAGTTCGTTAGCATCAAACGCAAAATAAAAAGACCCCTTTTCCTTTTCAAGAAGTAGGTCTTTGTTTAAAGCAGCTTCAAAAGCTTTTAAAATTGGCAATATTGCAAGCTTAACGAATGTTTCATAAAGCCCATCCATATTGGTGACTTTACCGTCCAACATTTCTGTAGGAACATTGAGCATTCTTGCAATAGCATCATCATTAGTAACCTTATTTTGGTTAATCTGCATTTCCACAGAGCTGTTATTTGCCTCTTGGAACTCTAAGCCGTTATTCAACACTACGACATTCTCTGCATTGTTGGCATATAGATTATTCCAGGCTTGTTTTAGTTCTGTAATCGCATCTTTTGATAATCGCCCAGGTGATTTCAAGAAGCCTTTCTTATTACCGCCTGTTCTTACCAACATATCTTCAAAAATCATAGTGTTATAAGCCACAGAAAGCACCTTATTGGCCTCTTCGAGTATTCCTAGACCTGTAACACCATCTCGCGTCTTTCGCGTTAATTTTACCATTTGATAGTCTTTGTAGGTCTGGCCATAAATAATGAATTCATAGCTTTTGAAAATCGGATCAGGGTTTAATAAAGCTACTCCAACCTGTGGATTAGAGACATAGTTAAGTGATGCAACATTATTGCGCTGCCTATTAATGAACATGTACCCGGCACCATAGACAATATAATCATCCACAATGGCCTTCTTCATCTGGAATCCATCGAGCAAGTCACCCGTGGTCGTATTTAACATTTGAACCCTCGGATCATCGTCCATACTCGTGATTTTCTGCCCATCTCGCTTATATAGCTTTATTGGAAGGCTGGCCACCGTGTTAGAAATGAGATTGACACCAGCGTTTAGGGCCGGGATACTCATTGCTTGCTCTTTTGTGATTGTAGATGCATCATAACTGGAACTTAGTAAGATATCTTCTAAGGACATATCTCTATTTTCTTTTGGTGCTGTTTTTTTTCTATTCCACCATGCCATTCACTCACCTCCTTTCTGCTAAAACACCATGGCTCCCCAATCGCTATCAGGATTAAAAATGACATCTTGCTGTAATAGATAAATGGCATTAATCAAACTCACGACCATATCCACCTTGCCATTGGACTTTTTCTTATTCACATAAAGGTTCTTGTTATTATCTTCAACGGCTCGGGAATTTTGAAAGTTGATTTCAAGCAATTTATTCTCTGTATAGAAAAATTCACCGCTCATGATCTTCTCTTTAAGTAGCTTTGTAGCTGGATGTAAGACACTAGAGTGCTGCTTTACCTCTACAACCTTATAACCCTCTCTATCTAGCCTTTGAGCCGTAGAGAGGCAGTTCCAACGGTCGTATGCGATGCCTACAATAGACACACCGAATTTACTTTCTACATTCATAATGATTTCTTCAACGAATCCATAATCAACCGTATTATCTCCACATGCGTAGCATTTGCCAGCATGGATAAATTCCTCATATGTGAGCTTTTCCGTTCTGTTCTTCTCAGGAATACGATCCTCCGGAACAAAGGCATAAGAATCAGCGTATATCTTGCCATCTTCCTCAGTTACCATGCTAAAAGATGTATTATCATTAGTTAAAGAAAGGTCAAGTCCAAGCCAAGCCTGTCGGCCGGACCAGTCAAACGAATCAATCTTTCCTTTTCTCACTTCTTCAATATCAACGAATGCCTCACCGCTGGATGAAGGTAAGAAGTGATTCATATGTTTAGTCAAATACTCTTCACGTTTTAGAGGCTTCTCAATGGCCTCCTGACGTGAATCTCTAATTTCGTTGTAGTTAGCTTCTATTCGTAGTGGATTAGCCTGATACAGTCCGTGATCGTTCCACAGATGCTCTTTCTCGGCATAGTAGACAAGAGCGAACATCCTTTCATCAGGAATCAACCCAGCAAATACCTTTTTGATATAAGCCAATTCTTCAAGCATGATGGACTTATCTTCCGCGTAGGCAGTCGTTAATTTAAACCGCAAAGGGTTTTTAACGTTCAATTGTCCTGATTGCATGGCCGTTAAGTTAGCATAGTCTTTAAATGCTCCCACTTCGTCAGCAATAAAGGCAGATGGCCGGATAGCATTATTCTTGTTTGCTTCGGCTGTCCTTGCTTGATAGAACGAATTAGTCAACTTACAAAGGATCTTCCCACTCAACATAGTTGAAATCTTAAAATACTTCTCGATTGCAGGAGATGCCTGGATGATTTGAGTCATTGCTTTTTTTACTTCCCCAGCCAAGTCGCGATCTAAGCAAATAGAATAAAACTCGGAATAATCATCCTCGGTAAGCATTAAGATGATTAGAATCAAGGATGTAATGAATGTCTTTGCATTCTTTCGGGGAATGAACAGCGTTACATCACGATATCTGTACCTTGTTTCCTCGTCTTTAAATCTCCAACCGAAAATATTGCATAAAAAAAACGCCTGAAATGGCGCTAATCCTTCTAAAATTGTTTTCCCTTGTGTACCTAGACCAGTAGCAAAATTCAATAATCCGAGAATCGATACAATCGGTTCAATTAAATCCTCTCGGAATTCATAAGGAAAATCATCATTATGTTGTTTTTCTAAGTCCTGGAAGAACCATTCACACGCAATCTTAACCTCTTTAGGTACTATCTCTTTCCCTTCCACAACATCACGAGCGTATTGTATAGCTTTATCTAACATTACTTAACCCTCTTTAATGCTTTAAGGAGAGGATCTTCTTCTTTTTCTTTAGATTCATTTAACATTAATGCTAATTTACTTCTAGCACTAGGAGTTAATCCTAATTCACCGGAAAACTTATTGTAAATATCACTATATTTTTGATAAATCAATATAGCTTTATTTTGATCTACATTTGTGAATCCAGCATTGTTCGTATACTCAACTAATAGCCCCTCAGTGTTTATTCTTTGTCGGCATTTTTGCATATTCGCCACAGCATCAGCAACAATAGAAACAGTATGACCATCAGTATTATTTAAAAATTTATCAGGTAGTGAATTGACGATTTCTTTATAAATTGATTTGCCTATTTCGCATAAGTCATTAGGAGGAGTTTTTGAGATTCGCTTAGAACCCTTCAATTCATCCTCAGCTGACTTTCGCGCTTTGTATTCATCTTTAGTGATTCCACCAGTTTTTAAATCAACAGGTTTAACCTTGCTCACTCTTATTCCCCTCCTTTCACAAAGTGTGATTTTCTTGAATTGCAACCCCTATGTGCTAATTGGCAATTTTCATAACTTGTTTCTCCACCTAAAGCAAGTGGAATTATATGATCATTGGTCGGTGCAAGATGATGGTTGTAATGTACTCTTAAATCCACCAATTCACCACATAATTGACAAATGCCCTTATCTCTAACTATCAATCTATTTAATTCTACTTTTTCAACCAAAGTTTTTATTTTTCTTTGTCTACGTTTATATTCAACTCTTGCTCGTTGATTAGGAAATGAGTCTCCGTTCCGTTCTCTTGCTTGTTGACTACGAATAGAACCTTCGCATAAATTAGAACATGCTCTTTGGCTTTTTATTGGAGTCTTGAAATTGTTTCCACAAACAACACACTTTTTATCGTAACCCCAATGTTTTTTTCGATGTTTATCCCTACATTCTTTACTACAAGAATAAACACCATTATTAGATATAGCTTTAACATTAATTTCTTTTCCACATTCGGTGCAATTGACAATATAAGTTGGTGAATTCTTTTTCCTATGTTCACCTTTACATTTTGGACTGCAATACTTATTGCCTTTATTTCCCACAAAACTTTTGTTGCAATTAAGACATTTCAATCCATTGTTTGAATAATATTTACGTTCATATCTAAACTTGGACCTTTCTTCCTGGCATTCGCTTGAACAACATTTTTGTGCATTCTTATATGTTTCGAACTCTTTTTCACATACTACACAAGTTTTTAACAAAACTATCACCTCTAATAATATTATAATACGTATATACGTACTTGTCAATTATACGTAAATAAACTATCATGTATTTGAGGTGATCTATATGAAAAAGAAATTCACGACCACTATTGATGATGAACTAATTAAGCAAGCGAAAATTAAAGCAATTGAAGAAAATGTCAGTGTAGCTGAACTGATTGAAAAACTATTAAGGAATTACTTGGACTTGTCGCGATGACAGGTTCTTTTTTTACCCCTTTTGGGTTCCTGCTGAAAAAAATCATACGTTCAAGTCGAGGCGTGGTGTTCTGTCCGCCACCTATAATTATTTTGGCACTCCGGGGGGACTACCGATAAAATAATTTACGTGAAGTTATCTGAATTGTTTCAAACTATCAAACAACTACGACAACATTCGACAAAACGACACGATTCGACATAAATACGTATGATATATAGTAACTAAGTAATACTTCAGCCTTATATATTAAATAGTTTATTATTATCCTCTTGTTCCTTCGCTATGCCATGCTGTATATCCCTTGGTATATCACCTGCATCCGCCATGTAGTGATGGTACTTACATAGTGATAGTAGATTAGTGTTATCTAGTCCACGATGTATAGCCTCATGTAATGGATCTATATGATGTACCTCAATAGTATCGAATGTGTATTGCTGCTGTGTGTTATATATCTTACGTATACACACTTGGCATAATCCCTTATCACGCTGCCTGATCTCTACTGACTTCTTTCTCCAGCGTGTTGTATTTCTAAACTTATCAGCATCTGATAGGTTATATTTATTTCGGATTGGTTTCTTTGGACATTGATAATTCTTAGGATGTACACGCCCACAATAAGAGCAGGATCGTAGCATCTTATAATATCCACCTAATCAAATGATACAGGCCATAGATAATCCATGCACCGACAGAAACTATTGCTGTAAACATAAAGAAATAAAAAGCATAAAATAAACCGTCAAGTGATGGCATTCAATAAGACCTCCATTTATATATCATCATCATTCCTATATTCATACATACGAAATCCAAAGTATAAAAAGAAAAAGGTAAATGCTCCACCTAATATATAACCCATAATAAAGTTAATCATATGATCACTCCTTTATAATGGTTATCAACCGTACTCCCTGCCCCTGTACACCTTTCGGCTATTGGTCGATAGTAACCCACATGCCCATAAAAAGAAAAAGCCACCTGGCGAAAGTGGCTTGTAAATTATTCAATTTACAACTCTAGAATACCTGTTAAACTAGAATTTGATTGACGATGTATTTCCGTACACCGTTACTTTCATTGTAAGCTATAAAAATATGTGATTCAAAATATGTTCATAACG